ATACCCATGTGCTAACTAATATGCAAATTTGTGCATTGCTAAGGATTAATAAATGGGGTAGTGTAATTTGTGGTTTGTCTATTGAATCGCATAGTGTCGTGTATTTTGTCCAGCTAGTTACTAGCTCTCTCACTTCTGTTCTACACGGGCCTCAAGCTTAAATCTGGTATAAGCACTCGGCTCATAACCGAAAGACAGAGGGTTCGAATCCCTCGGGGCCCACCAATTAAGCGTGGTTATTGATAAATGATGATATTAATACCCACAAGAATACAATCAACACCGTATGAAACAGTGTTAAATCCCATTTATCTAGGAATAGTTTAATCTTTGCTATTAATCTTTTTGGTGTGGTTATCATCATAGTAATGTATTTATACATAAATATTGTCTCCACTTCTATGGAGACATTCTAATGTCAGAAACACAGCTGTACAAACAAGACTTAACACCGTCTGAGATTGTTATGCTACAAATCGAAGTCCAAGAATTGCGTAACAAAGTAATTAAATTGGAACAAGATAACTTCCTTTTAAACGAAAAAAATAAACAATTGGTCTGGTCAGCTCAAGTCCAAGATTAGTTGATTTATTCACTTGACACTCCAATAAAAATAATATATAATAGTTATTCTTAGATAAAGAAGGACTAATTATGGATATTATCGTACTTAAATTAATTACTGGTGAAGAAGTATTGGGTGAACTAGAGTCACAATCAGAAACAGAATTTGTGTTAGTCAACCCTGTTGGCATTTCTATTGTGCGAGGTCAAAATGGTCAACCAAATATTGGTCTGACACCATTCCCAATGCACGCTGAACAGAAATCAGGTATAACAGTACCTATCAGTAAAAAACATGTAGTTTATAATTATGAACCATCTGAAGATTTTAAATCCAACTACAATCAAATCTTTGGTACAGGCATCGTTACACCTCCAGAAAAGAAACTTATTTTAGGATAATTAATTTGTTTTATACAAATGTACAATCAGTAGGAAATCATATCTTATATCGTGGTGTCAAGAATGGCAAACGATTTAAACAAAAGATAGAATATCAACCAACATTATTTGTTCCAGCTAAAAAGGTTACAAGTTACACCACACTAGGTGGTGATTATCTTGAGCCTTTCAAGGCTGGTGGCATCCGTGATACTCGTGACTTTGTTAAGAAGTATGATGATGTTAGTGGTTTTAAAATCTATGGCAATACCAGATATGAATATGCTTTTATTGCAGATGAACATCCTGGTATGGTTGATTGGGACCAAGACCATGTATCAGTAGCCGTTATTGATATTGAGGTTGGTTCAGAGAATGGCTTTCCAGACCCATATCTAGCAAATGAAGCTATTACGGCTATTGCTATCAAATACATGAATGATAAGATGTATGTGTTTGGTTGTGGTGACTATGTAACACAAGGTGAAGAAGTTTATATTAAATGTAGAGATGAATATACTTTATGTAAGAAGTTCTTGGAGTTATGGGAGACCAAATGTCCAGATATCATTTCTGGATGGAATATTAAGTTCTTTGATATTCCTTATCTTGTCAATCGTTTCCGTAAAATTCTAGGTGAAGATGAAACCAAGAAGTTATCACCATGGTATTATATTTCAGAGCGTAAGGCTGTTATCAATAAACGAGAACTGATTGCCTATGAACTTGTTGGTATTGCTAACTTAGACTACATCGAACTATACAGATGGTATGCTCCTAACGGTAAGTCACAAGAATCCTATCGTTTGGATGCTATTGCTGAAGTTGAACTAGGCAAGAACAAATTATCATATGATGAATTTGATAACTTACACCAATTGTATCGCCAGAACTATCAAAAGTTTATTGAATACAATATTGTCGATGTGGAGTTAATCTTAGAGCTTGAAGATAAGTTGAAACTATTGGAATTGGCCATGACTTTGGCCTACGATACCAAATGTAATTATGAAGATGTATTTGCACAAACTCGCATGTGGGATGCTCTGACTTATTCCTATCTATTGAATAAGAATATCATTGTACCACCAAAAGAGACAAAAGAAAAAGATGGCATGTTTGAAGGTGCCTATGTTAAAGAAGTCCAAGCAGGTAAACATGATTGGGTTGCTTCTTTTGACTTGAATAGTTTGTATCCGCATTTAATTATGCAATACAACATTTCACCTGAGACTATGATACAACCTAAAGACTATTCCGATTCAATGCGCAAGATATTGTCTGATGGTGTATCCGTTGAGAAATTATTATACAAAGAGGTCAACTTGGATGACTTGAGGTCGCAAAATGCGACCTTAACTCCTAACGGACAATTCTTCAGAACTGACATCCAAGGTTTCTTACCTGCTATGATGGAAGAGATGTATGAAGACCGTAAGAAATTTAAGAAGATGGCCTTAAAAGCTAAACAAGAATATGAAAATGAAACAGACAAAAGTAAAAAATACGAGATTGAAAAAACTATCGCAAAGTATGAAAACCTACAGTTGGCAAAAAAGGTATCTCTTAATTCTGCTTACGGTGCTTTGGGTAGTCAGTATTTCCGTTTCTATGATTTGCGCATGGCTCTTGGTGTTACAACTGCTGGCCAATTAAGTATTCGTTGGATTGAAGGCAAACTCAACCAATACATGAATAAACTATTAAAGACAGAGGAAGATTATGTTATTGCGTCTGATACTGACTCGATTTATCTTAAACTTGGTCCACTTGTTAATGAAGTGTTCAAGGGAAAATCGCCGTCTGATTTACCTACAGAGAAGGTCATCTCTTTCATGGATAAAGTCTGTGAAGATAAATTACAACCGTATATTGATAATTCTTATAAAGAACTTGCTGATTATGTCCATGCATATTCTCAAAAGATGCAAATGAAGCGTGAAGCCTTGGCAGACAAAGGTATCTGGACTGCCAAGAAACGCTACATCTTAAATGTGTATAATAATGAGGGTGTTCAATATAAAGAACCTAAGATGAAAGTCATGGGTCTTGAAATGATTAAGTCATCAACTCCTGCTGTTGTTCGGGACAAGATGAAAGAGTCCATCAAAGTAATGTTGACTGGCACTGAAACAAATATGCACAAGTTTATTGCTGATTTTAAGACAGAATTCAAAACACTACCGGTTGAAAGTATTTCATCTCCTAGAGGTCTAAGTGGTCTGAATGAATATAAAGATCCAGTTACGATATATAGGAAAAGCACCCCAATTAATTCAAAAGGTGCTTTAATCTATAATCACTTCCTCAAGGAATATAAACTAGATAAAAAATATCCACTCATTCAACAAGGTGAGAAGATTAAATATATTTTTCTAAAATTACCAAATACATTTAATCAGTCAGTGATTGCTTTTCCATCACGGATTCCAAAAGAGTTTGACATTGAGAAGTATGTTGATTATGATTTACAATTCGATAAAGTATTTTTGGATCCAATTAAGATTATCCTTGATTGTATGAGTTGGTCTACCGAAAAACAAAATACATTAGAGGATTTCTTCGGATGATATTCTTAACATTTTTAGCAGCATTTATGTTATCAGGAATTGCGGCCTATTACTCAGTATTAGGCCTCACTTCTATTTTTACTGGTGCTTTTTGGTCAGTTGTCATTATGGGTTCAGCACTAGAATTTTCTAAACTAGTAACCGCATCATGGTTATATCGAAACTGGAAAAGGGCACCATGGACATTAAAGACTTATTTGACCATATCAGTATTGTTATTAATGCTTATAACTTCGATGGGAATATTTGGATTTTTATCAAAGTCCCATATTGATTCCACATTAAATGCTGGCACCAATAATGTTGAATTAAAGACATTGACGGAACAAGAAAATAATGTTAAAGAAAGATTAAGTTATTTACTTGCTAGGGCTAAAGACCCATCTACCGCAAGTAGAAAACTAGATAGACAAATCCAAGAAACACAAAAAGATTTATCTGACATTAATGCTAAGAAATTACCATTATTGAAAGAAAATACTAAACTAACAGCTGACATTGGTCCTATTAAATATGTTGCTGATATGTTTTATGGTGCAGATGAAAATGGTGTTGATAAAGCCGTTAGATTGGTAATAATGATAATTATGCTTGTCTTCGACCCATTAGCTGTGTTATTATTGATAGCAGGTAATATATCATTAAGGAAAAATGATGATGAAACACAAAATGAGGAGTTGGTTATTCGAGGCAATTTGCAAACACCGTCACAGGAGGGAACAGTGGCCACTCCAAGTTTGGAGAAGGTTCAACGCCCAAGTGAAGAAACAAATGAGAACATGGAAAAAAGGACGATTAGTATCAGTAAAGAGAACATCGCTGAG